GTGGTTGATAATACTCCAAAAGTCATTAATCCGATCGTAAAGACCATTCAGCCTGTGACCAAGCCTCCAAAGATTGTTGGAAAGAAGAAGGGGAAGAAACTATTTGGAAAACACAAGGTCGCGTAAGGAACTGGAACGTGTTCTTATCGAAGCGAATCTTTTGTTGGCCAACATGCAAAGCGAGGATGAAAAATCGTTGAAATCTTGAATTTCGACGGAGGATGTACAGGAGTTGGGGGGTTGAGTTGAATGAGGGGGTGAGTTTGGTTGAGAGTTTGTAATAAAGCAAAGGCGCAAAGAGTGAATCTTTGAATGGCGGCGTCGTCTGATTGTGCACTGTTTGCGGGTCGTCGCATGCGTGCGTTGGTGGGGGACGAGTCCAAGGCTCAGTTGAGTCCGGAGGCAAACTTTGTTACGCCTCTGTTGAAGAGTGCAGTTCAGTCGTGCGGTTCGCTGGCGATTGCTGGAGCTTCTGACGGCAAGTATGTGTCGTTCCCGTGCGTGATCAACGCTTTGGGTAACTTTGACAACATCGCGTTGCAGAGTGCATCGGAGCCTTTGACGCAGTGTATCTCGTTGGATGGTTTTGTGGTGGACACGGAGTGTGTGTTGAATAAGGTGAAGACGTTGGATGGTACGGGTGTGCAGTTTACGGACCGCGACGTGTTGACTCGCACGAGTGATTTGACGGACCAGCAAAAGATCTGGTACGGGTTCCAGGATGTGGTGCCGGCGACGACGGGTCCGATGCACGGATCGAACCAGGAGTATGTTCAGCGCGGCGCCTTCCGTGTGGCGTCTCATGCCGCGGCCCGTCGCGCGATGATGGCGTAAAACGCACAAATCCGTGTCTCTATCGTGAAGGATGGATATACAAGATGTGAATTAGAACCGATTGGTGATCATAATTTCAAAGTATCTTTGGGGGAAGATGAGTGATGCTTCTGTCGGTGTCGATGTTGCGGGTATGCGTGTGTCGCACGATGCATCAAAGTTGCGTCGTCGCGCTACCGTGGCGGGTTCCGCTTCGGATCGATCGTTGGTGTTGGCTTTGAAAGCTGCCGTGACGCGCGCGGAGAGCACTGTGACGCACCAGCAGGTTTTCTGTGCGTTGGTGCGTGATTGGGTGGAGATGGAGTACGAGCAGGTGGATCTTCTGGATCAGCAGGTTCAGTTGGCGATGCGAAATTGTTCGCACCGTTCTCGTTCGATGCGTGATTCTTTGACGCAGCTTGCGTCGCGACTGGCGCGCGTTCGGGAGTTGATGGAGGAGAACCGCGTGGTGTTTGAGACGGCGAGTGACTTTGATTCGGACTCTGGCTCTGAACCTGAGGAGGATGAGGATGAGGAGGACGGTGAGGAGAAATATGAGGAGGAGCATTCAAAGCCTCATCACCGCGCTGAAAGATCCGGCAGCGACGACACTGCGAGTGAGGATTCGTAGCTGTGTTGGATTTATGCGGCGACGGGATATTGTCTATAGGACAACACGGTTTGAAGGGGTCCGTCGGGTTGCGCTGCGCGTGAGAGGTTTGAGGTCCAGAACGCGAAGCGCCGAGAAAACCTTGAGTAAAACCCACCGTACCGAGTTCGCGCAGCGCCACACGTCGCTTTGGAGTAGCTCAGAGCGTCGCGATTTCCACGACCTTTTATCGGACCTTTCGGTCCTCAAAAGGTCCGCTACAATACGACGCAGTGACGTCGCATTACATGAACGTATCAAAGCAACGTCAGAAGATAAACGCGTCACGATTTTGATGAGTGGCCTTGAGTTTGCATCTGGTTTTTATTCGGCGGAGAACGCTCGGGAGGATTACGGCAGCACGCAGCCTTCGGTGGAGGATGTGTTTAGTCGCACGGTGTCGCACCGTTTGCATTTGAGTACGCGATGGACGGGGGCGTTGTTGCAAGGTCAGTTTATTCCCCGTTACGTCGGTTGTTGGTTTATCGCGCCGGTGTTGGAGGATGGAACGAGCGACTGGCCGAACGCGACGGAGTATCGGGTCGCGTGCACGTTGTCGTTGGTGGAGGATGGCGCTGTGTATTTTATTGCGCAAAATTCAACAGATACCTCGGTAGTGCTTCGCGGCAAGGGTACGGTGGTCAACTCGCAAGGTGCGTTAGTTTGGGACTACAATGCAACGAATCCGATCCGCAACGGCAGCGTGTTGATGACGCAGTGGAATGCAAGTCGTTTGTTAACCATCAACGACACGCCCGAGAGTTCTTTGGCGGTCTTGAACGGCAAGGATGCGTTGTTTTGGAACTGTGCTTCGCTGGTAAACGAGGTGAAGACCTCTGACGAGGAGGTTTCGACGGTGCTGATTGTGGATCACGCTGGTAGCGTGTATTCGTCATTGACATTGTCAAATGGCACTTTGCCGCCCACGATGTCGTTTGTGGAGGGTGACGATTCCCTCAACTTGTTGTTAAGCGTGCAGGTGATAACTGCGTTGCTGTGTTCTTGTGCTATTGACGTGGCTACCGGCCGTTTGGCGCGTTCGTATGCAACGAACGTGGATCGTTACATGTTGCGAGTGGACGGCACTCGCGTTCCGGTGGTGGGCAACGACATGGTGTTGCCGCCGTCGAACGCCATGGTGTTGTCAACCAACTGGAGTTTGGCGTCGTTGGGCAGCGTGGTGTTTGAAACGATGTTTGACGCATCGGTGCTGGGTGACAGCACGGTACCGTACGTGAATGTGTTTCGCGTGTCTGGAACGGGCGTCGAGATTGTGGCGCGCGCGACGTACGATGTGTCTTTGACGTTGTTGCAAATCTCGCTTCTGTACAACGGCAGTCTATTGAGCAGTGCCGTGTCTCTTCCGTTCCTGAGTCAAACCTACAAGTTGGATCTGTTTCTTCGATATTCGGAAGCGACGCGTACGACGCAACTGGCTCTGTATGTGTACGCGGTGGATGACACGCCGTTGGCTTCGATCACACCGTCTCGTCGGTTTGCGATTGGCTTGATCAATCAGCTGAGCGTGGGTGAATATTCATCAGCCTCCGGTTCTGGTTCGTTTACGCTGCACTATGTCACTGCGCGCACAGCCTAAATGGTGCTTCGCTCTGCCACGAGTTGACGTCGGTTTCTGAACGTTTCAAATCGAGGAGACTTTTTAAGGCTCTTTCACGCGTTTTGCATATCTCCGCCGCATTGCGACAGAAAGGGTTCAAGTCCGGCCGGCAAAGGTACGCCCATGTCGGGTCCGCTGAGCACGCGCTGTATGTCGGCATCGGAGGGGGTTTTGGGGGTCGGGGGTGTTTTAGGCGTCGGGGGCGTCGGGGGTGTTTGAGGCGTCGGGGGCGGCGGGGGTGTTTGAGGCGTCGGTGGCGTGTAGGGTTGAATGACCTGGCGTCGATCGCTGGCGCCGGCGGCAGACTGAACGTTCAAAGACAGCTCCTGCGTCCGCACGTTGTAGGTTACGCCTCCGCTGCACGGAATAAATCCGGCGGCGCCAGCTGTGGCTGACACCGGTGTGCCCTTCAGCGATGTCAAAGTTCCGGCTACGTCGCCCTGAATCAAGTCTCCAGTGCGTCCTCCGCCTGCAAACAGGTCGACTTTGAGCGCAAGCCCCGATTTTCCACCCGACTGAGGCTTCAGCTGGCACACAACGCCAACGTTTTCAGAGTAGTTTACGCCGTCGACGCTGCCCACAAAGACGCCGTCCCGACAGATCCCCTGCGTGATGGCGTTGGTTCCATCCGGTCTCGGAACAATGTGCTGAATCGCGACTGCATATTGACGCGACGTGACGAGCCTGCACTCCGAAGAAGTTGCCATGCTAGAATGCAAAAATTGTGTCTTGCTTTTTCTTTTACACGTCACATTCAGGAAGTGCAAACGTGCGACGAGCAGCGTAGATGATGTTCAGGATGTCAAGTTTCGTGGCGGTCGAAGGCTTGAGCTGGTTGATTTTACCGAAAGTATCGTGTATCGGGCGCGATCCTCGTCGTTCATGTTAAGTTGCGGCAGTATTCGTTGCACGTTGTCCCAAGAGTATCGAATGCGCGGGTCTGGGTGTCGAACGTTCTGCACGATCCATGCGGAGCACGCCGGATTGGGGTATCCGTGTCCTGCGACGTCGCCTCCGACGGCTCGATCGCGCGTGACTTTGGCGGCGACGGAGGCGATGGAGACGCCCTTGTAGTTGTCGTCGGCGCGCGGTTCGGAGCGGAATGTGTTCCAACGCACGCAAGCCCCGATCCTCGTCATCGCGCCCCAAACTCCCTCTTCGTGCGACGTCGCGTCGTGCCCAAGTCGGTCCGCCACGACGTCAAGATGAACTTCGTGAGGCCCTGTCTGCGAGTTATCTTCCTCTGCTCTCAAAATCCACCGCACCGCGCAAAGGATCAGTTGCGCCGTCGCATCGTAGCTCAGCGTGTTGAGGTTCACGCTCGTTGCTCTGCCATGTCGCGCATGTTCGTTGTGATCAAATAGAAGCGCCTGCGTGATATCTAGCGCTGATGTCGAGTGCGTCATGAAAGCTGCCCGTTTGCAAGGCGTCTCGTGCGCTTCGCAGACCGATTCCGTCGAAACCGGCGAGCAGGAGTCCAGCATGGCTTGGAAGTAGATCTCCCGTGCCTTCTCCGTCATGGCTTTGGAGTCGCGCGCTCGCTTCGCTTTGGGTGGCAGTCGAACCCACAGCGCGTCGAGTTCCGTCACGTCCTGTCGCACCACGAGCGCTCCGTACACGAGCGGTCCGACGCACGCGCCCCTCCCCGCCTCGTCGATGTAAATTGTGTACGTCGAAGCACGCGGCGCCGCCATACAAATTACGACACACAGCTCGTTGGCAGTTTCTAATTAGTCTTCATTTTGATTTTCTATCTTTTTGTGCTTAAATCCAAACCACATGTTGCAGACGCGGCCAATTGCGGCGTTGCAGTTGTTCTGCGTGAAGTCTTCGTTTGGCTCTTTCGCTGAGCGGATTTGGATCCACCCAAATGTGCGTCAAGCCGTGCATGTTTTCGACGCACTTGGGTATCTCGACAAAATGGTTGTTTCGCAGGTCCAGTTGTCGTAGCGTTTGCAAGTTTTTCAAGTCGTCGGGCAGTGCGGATAGATGGTTAGACCCTAAGCTCATTAGTTCGAGGCGGTGGCATTGTCCGAATCCTTCTGGTAGATTCGAAATGCGCGTGTGACATAGATGCAGCGCCGTGATGCTGCTGGTTATCCGGTGCATGTCGTCTTGAAGCTGGATGAGTGGATTGTCAGACAAGGAGAGTTCCTGCACGTTGGAGGGTTTTAGTAATGCTTCGGGAAATGCGTTGATTCTGTTTTCGCTGGCGATGAGTTTACGCAGCGTTGGCGGCAGATCGGGTGGCAGTGTTGTGATTTCGTTGTGCGACACATTCAGCGAAATCAGCGATTGTAGTTGTGCGGCGCAATCTGGTATTCTCTGCAGCTTGCAGTTGCGCAGGTCAAGTTGCAGCAGCGAAAGCCCCAGTCTGCAAACGTGAGCCACGGCATTGCACGGAAGTGTAATGTTGTCGAGTACGACCCAGGTTGGCAGGTTTTCTTCGTCGGTGGCGGATACGCCGGCGTATTTGATGCAGCCTCGGAAGGGGCTGAGTCGCGAGCGTTCCTCATATCCCTTCTGCGTGAAGCTTCTACAAAATCGAAGTTCGTCGTGATGATCGTCGCGCAGCCACGCCGTTGCATTCTCTGTGGCGCTTCGCAACGCCGCCCTTGCCTGCATCTCGTTTCGCGCATACGTCAAACCATCTTGCAACGCGCACGACAACGCCAACATGACAGATACACTTCAAGGTTCGTAATGTGCACGCACGCACAAGTGATAAATCAGAGTCGTGCGAGATTGCATGGATCGAAAAGGTGCGCAAGCGTCACGCAAGCGAGCATGTGTGCCCCTTGTTCAAAAGGGGGCGGCTTCTGACGCGTCAAGTGGGTCGGTGATTCCCGGTCTTTCGGTGCATCGCTGCATCGTTTCAAAGGATCTAGAGCGCGAATGGCTGTGTCGCGTGCGAATGCGAAGCTCAACAGACGACTCTTTGCGGTGTAAGCGTGCATGTTCGGACAGCGTATTAAGTGACGTGCAGGACGATATGCTTCGAGTTGTGGGTGCTTCTTCCATAAGTGTCGTTCTGTATACGTTGGTGGCGGGTTCCGGCTTGCGTGTTCCCGTGACTCGTCAGACGGTGGCTTTGCTGGCGTTGGAGTCTGGCGTATCTGTGCGATGCAAGCACCAACGCTCGCTGGAGACGATTGATGTTTATGTGGAGCGCGGGTCTTTGATGCGTCTAAGTCCCGACGTCGCTGACGCCTGGAGTTTGGAGATTGTGGCGCGCGAGCACGACACGCTTCGTCGTCCTCGGATTACGTCGCGCGGTTTGGAGTTGGTGCCGATTCAAGTGGCGCGTCGGGATTGTTCTTTTTTCATGTTTTCGTCATGACGTTTGAATTTTCCGGGAATTTAATTGGTCACTGCGACACCATTGCCGCCCCCCTCCGTTGCGGCATGTCGCTGACGTTGATTGCGCATCGTTTGTCGCGCGACGAACTGCGTCTGCAGCAGTTTTGTGATGCCGTAAATCTCGCGTTGGAATCTGACACCAATAGTTCTCAGCTCGCCACTTCATGCACGGTGTTGTGGATCATGTGGAATCTGCAGTTGAGTTCGTCATCATGTGTATCGAATCTGATTCGCACCATTCAGTCGCACGCGGTGTGGTCATCCGTGATGCTTTACACGTTGTACGAGAACACGTCTGAACCGCAGGAGTGAAATTCGGAACTCGAATCGACGCGTTCGTATTCGTTACTCGTTTAAGCACATTCTAAGCCCCCTCCATGCGCGCGTTCCGCTCGGTGCATCTGGCGTTTGCATCTTCTGCGCTCCACTTGGAGTCTTTGCTTCAGCAGAACTCACTGACGGTGCAGATTACGCGTGCCCCGTGTCGCGCGCGTCGTGTCTTTGTTGTGTTGGCGCAGAGCGATGTGGATGCATCGGTTTGGGAGATTCACTGCCCCTTTATGTCGCTGCCTCAGTAAACGCGCTGCTGGTACAAGTTCAGGACGTCGGGTTCGCGCAGGGTTGACGTCCATGCGTTGAAGCCTCTGAACTCTGTGCTGTGCGAGATTGTCGCGGCCATACTTGATCGGAGAATGTTGCCGATGCTGAGTCCGTTTGATCCCAGCGCCAGCGTCAAGTCTGATTTGGTTACTGCAACGCGAACGCCGTCCATGTAGACTTTCCGCAATTTGTTGAAAGAGTTCCAGGTGACGGTGTACATGTGCCAGATCGTTTTGTCGGCGTTCAGTGAAGTTGGTGTTGCGACGACGGCTGGGACTTGCACGACCAGGCTGGATGTTGAAGCTGCGTTTGTGTTGAAGTCGTTTTTGATCGTCCATGTGTTGGTTGTCGCAGTAACAAACGAGTTTAACAAGATTCCTTGATTGACTGCACTGTTGCCGAACGTAAACAAGAAGTGGTCGGTGTTGTTGTAGTTGTCGGAGCGCATCCAAACGTTGAACGTGAAGGCTGTGTTGAACGCGGTCGCGAGGGGTCCAAGTACAGTTGCGTTTTCGAAGGTCAATGCTTGGTTGCTGCGTATTTTGACGGAATCGTATTGTGTAGTTTCTACACCCGCCGATGCCGTTATGCTGTAGTAATTGTAGACACCGGATGGGGTGGTGCGAACTCCGATGCGTATCGTGCTCGAGTCAAAGTTCAACTCCATCTGCGCCTGACTCACGACAGTATTGCCAACGATGGAGCTATCGAGTCTCGGCATCGATCTGCGGTAAAGCGTCATGACGTCGGCGTCGCTCATTTTGCGAGCATAGCCTCGGAAGTCTGCAAACATGTTGGGTGTAGCTACATAATAATTGACGAATTGTCCAATGAAGAGATCGATGGGCGTGGTGGCTGTCGGTATCGCCAGTGCGGTAGTCGCAGTATTGGATACAAAACGCACGCCATCCATGTACACGTTTCTCACCTTGGTCGTTGCGTCGTACGTGAACGTGTACATGTGCCAGGTACTTATTTCTGAATTGAGTGTCGCTATGTTGCCCATCAACGACGGAATGTTGGCGTCGAAATCATTGTTGAAAAACATGAAATGACACTTGTAGTTGATACCACTGGCATCAGCTCCAAACCAACACCCGACAGCTTGGTTATTGGCGGATGCTCCGAATCCGAAAGTTTGCACCCAGTTGCTGTCGTACAACGCGTTGTCTGCTTTCCGCATCCAGACACTGAACGTAAAGGCGTTGTTAACCTCTGCTGCGAATTTCCAGAGTTGAGGGGCGTCTGAAGAATTCAATCTCACTGAAGTTTGGGCTCCGGTAACGGGATTTCCAACAGTCATGGTTTTTTTCGTGGTGTCGAAAAGAACTCCAGAGCTGAGATTCGTCATATTAATTGACGTGCTGGTTCCAGCGTAAGTTCCGTCGGGATTGTACGTCGGGACGTCAAGTGCAAGTTTCGTAACACCTAATAAATTGGTCGAAAGTTGATCAAAGCGCGCAAGAAGTCGAAGCTGAGTGTCGTAGCAAACACTGCTGCTCGTTGCTCCCAAGCCTTCTGTGAACCCCCGCGAAGGGCAGGGTGAGCAGACCATCGCCCCCCCAGGAGAATAATAGCCAGGATCGCACGGAATCGAGTCAAGCGAATTGATTCTCGGACAATATCTGCCGGGCGGACACGTGGTGCATCTGGGACGGCCTGAAGTCGTCTGCGCAACAAACGCAGGAGTGATCGACATTCTTTGCCTTTCTTTTGATTTAGTTATCATGCGCACGTTTCACGAAATACTTCAGTCGATCGAGACTGTGCAGAACGTCGCGATCGTATTTATCAACTTCCAGTACGATGCCTAAGAGTGGACCATAATGTTCTTCCTCGACATCCTGAACGTCGCCATGCGGTCTACTCATCGCAGGCAAGTACAGGTCAGTCGGCGTCACTTCGAGTGCAGCAACATGGCTGGAGTCAAAGACGCGGATTCGATCGGAGCGCCGATGAAGCGTCGTCACGCGCGTTACGTGCGAACTCACCTTCTGCAACATGTCGAGCAACATGCGCTCGCACGTTTCCTGCTCCATCTGCTCCTTTCTGGACATGATGAGCACCACGTCTCTGACCTGCACCGCAAGATAGAACAAGTCCGACGGCTGCTCATCCAGAATGTTTAGGATGCGCGCCTTTTCGAGCATCGCTTCGCGCAGGGCTCCGTACGCTGCATCCAACGGCGCCTCAAGCTCCGCCTCCCATTCTCCCGAGAAGAACATTTGCGAGGAGCTATGTGCCGCTTTAATCTGACGACCCCCATTGCGCCCTTCCGAAAAGCTTCTAGAAGCGCGTAGCGAGTTTTCATGTCAAAAGAGATATACGTCGAGTCGCGCTGCGTCGTATTGGAGCGGACGTTTTGAGGACCGACACGCGTAGCTAAGATGAAACGTACGAGCTACTCCGAAGCGACGTGTGCGAATGTCTATTTACGATAGTTTATGACTGATGGCGGCGACGAGCAGGTTCAGACCGTGCGTGTTTTGCAGCGCGAGCGAGATGGCGGCGGCGAGTTCGGTCGGGATCGGGGTGCTGCTCGGTGCATCCGTTGCGATTCTGCTTCTGGTCGGGGCGGGTGTCGCGGCTGCTGGCGCCGGCGTGGTTTCGCCCTCGAAGTTGACAATTTCGCGCAGGATGTGGATGGCGGGATCGCACGCTTCGTCGATGCGCGTGTCGATGTCGATTCCTTCGCGTCCGCGTTGTTGTTCGGGTGTCAGTGCCCACGCCTGCACGACCAGAAGCCTCAACTGTTCGCACGCGCGCACGATCACGAGTCGAGTCGCGTGGTGATGGGATGCCCCCATGTTGTACAGTCGCAGTAGCAACTCGACAAGCTCCAGCGCCGTGCGTGGGCGGCGCAGAGTCTTGCGGTCGCGAAAGTTCCAGTGATGGTGCGAGTAGATGTAGTGTCCGAAGCCGCAGCGAATCCGTTCCAGTCGGAAGATGTGTTCCGCGAGAAGTCGATCCTTGCTCTTGTTGCCGCCGCGCGGACCGAACGAAAGCAGCGCCTGGTTCATGTTCATCTTGGCGTCGCGGCCGACGGCGGAGCTTCGAATGAAGCGCATGACGAACCCGAGGCGCGAGCGCAACAACCACATAAGCAGCGCCGACGCAAGCATGAAGATGTAGTGCGAGGAGTGATCCATGTCGTCCTGCAGGTACTCGCTGCGCAGCACGTCGATGTACTCGCCGTAAACCGTCTCAACATCCAGTTCGTCTGAGGCGCTCTTTTGCTCCACGATCTCCGCTTGCTCCGCTGCGACCGCGACGGCCAGCAGGCCTTCCGACATGTCTTCGGCGCGCCGCTTGCTCGGCGGCATCGGCGTCGTATTCGGCTGGGGACTGCCGATTCTGCCGCCCCCTCTCTGAATTGCGTGTCCCGCGTCCCCGTGAACCCTAACCATCACCCTAACAATACTCAAGTGTGTCGAAACGCTTCGCTTAAGGTACGTTAAAATAGCAAATGTTGCTCAGTAAAGGGGTTTCTTGTTGTTGATGTTGGCGCGCGTGACGAGCGCGCTGGCTTCGGCTGCGGCTTCGGCGGCGACGAGTGCGGCGACGAGTGCGGTGGCGTCGGCGGCGCTGGAGGTTGTCGCTTCGAGAGTGGGTTCGATGACGCACGGCATCACGAAGAAAGCTTCTGCGTATCGTTCGGAGATTCCGTTCGAGGTGCGTGTCGCGGATGCTCGTCGGTTGCGCGAGCAATATCCTGACCGAATCGCCATCATTGTGGAGCCTGCCGACGCAAACCAGCCCACCATCGACAAACGAAAGTTTCTCGTTCCGGATGACCTTTCCGTCGGTCAATTGCTGTACGTCATTCGCAAGCGCATCAAGCTTGCCCCCGAACAAGCGCTGTTTTTGATGACGTCGCAAGGCAGCATACCGCCCAACGGTTCCTCGTTGCGCCAGTTGTACGACCAATCGCACGACGACGACATGCACATGTACTTTACGTACGCCACGGAACACGCGTTCGGATCGAGTCAAGAATGATGTGAGGCTCATAACGAATGAACTGAATCACGTCACTGGGGAGCTTCGCGAACTTTTTACGGTGGATTCAACTTGAAGTTTTTCTCGGCGCTTCTCGTACTGGACCTCAACCCTATCACACGCAGTGCAACCCGACGCATCTAAAATTTCACCAAGTGCCTCTCGTCGCGCTGAGTTGTTTCACATATACGTAAAGTTTAACATTAAAAGTCGCGCGCGTCTTTGTATCGATCATGTCGTTGTCGACGAACTCGCTGGTTGTCAATTGCAAGAGTCAGCTCTCGGTGCCTCAGTATTTGAGCGCGATCAACTTTCCCGACACGGATCTTGTCGATCTGCTGCCGGCGCCGTCCGTCGTGGACGACGCGGTGGTTGCGTTTTACGCCGCGCGCTTGAACGCGCTCTTTGCGGTCTGGAGCAGCGCGCAGTGGGCAGACGCGGTACGTGCTGTGTTCAGTCCGTCTGACACTGTATACGTTGACGTGCAGTCCATGTTTACTCAGTCGTCTGTGTCCGGAGTCGCGCGCGACCTCGCCGCTGCGCTGCTGGCAAGTAGCGACCGATTGGCGTCGACCACGCAACCGCGCTTTCAGGTCGCGAGCGTACCGGGCGGCGTTTATTTCACGCCGCTTGCGCTCAACGACGGTTTCAACATCGTGTTGCGGTTGTCGGTGCGAGTTGGTGGTCGCGCCCCTGCAGCGCTCAATCTTGTGCTCACACACGCCGCCGGCGCGAGTTTGCGTCGCTTAAGTGCGGCTTCCTCTGCAGATCCTAGTACGGTCGGCGATGAGGATCCTACCGATCTTGCCCCGTTCCGCGCGCTTGCTGCGCAGCTCGAGGCGATGAATGTTGCTGATACAGGTGCTGCAGGAACAGACGACGTAGTGCTGCTGCGCCAATCCGACTTTGACGCGGGCGCGGTCTACATCACGCGCCCGGGCGTGTATCGCTTGGCGGAGAATGTGCGCTTTTTCCCGACCGCGCTGCGGCCGTCGGTGCAGCGCGCGAGTGCGTCGTCAATTGGTCCGCAGCTCGCGGCCGCCGACCTGGATGCCTTCGTTGCGCGGCACGATCCCGAGCTTGCGCCCGCCATCCGCATGGGGCTCGGACTCGGCTTCTTCGCTGCGATTGTAGTGGCAGCCGATGACGTCGTACTGGATCTGAACAAGTTTACGATCGAGCAGGATGCAGCCTACGCGCTGCTGCAGCGCTTCTTTGCCGTCGTCGAGCTCGCCTCCGCGCCCTTCATTCCGATGCAGGGGCCCTTTGACGCAAGCGCGACCCCCAACTTCCGAACCTGTCGTCGCGTCAAGGTGCTTAACGGCGTCATCGGGCTTTCCTCGCACCACGGTATTCACGGCAACCTCTGCCAGGACGTGCTGATTGATGGCGTTACATTCCGCGGCTACGAGGTTGCCCCGATCGCGATCAACGGCGGCAAGCGCGTTGTGATCCAGAATGTCGTCTGTGAGGGCCACCGCACCGACGTTCCCGTTGCTGCCACCTACTCGAACGCGCGCTTTATTCGCCCTTATGTGGCGGCGCTGCCGGAGAGCGCGACGCTGGGTGCGCTCTCGCGTGCGCAGATCCTGCATGCGTTGGACGACGTAATCGACATTGCCTACTACGGCGTGACGACGGGTGCTGCCGCCTGGTGGCGCGCAAGCGAAGTTGCACGTCTTGACGGCGCGGAAACCGTCGTGGCCACGCTGCCGACGGGGCTCGCGGTCACGCGTGCGGCCGCGCGCGCCGCCTTCGAGTTGTTCCATTTACCAGAGGGTTTGATCGACGGCAACGCGTACGGAATTCTGAGCAACAGTCGCGGCGTGGCCGTCGGCGGCTTTCCTGATACGCTGCCGTCGGACGCCGCGATGCAGTTTTACATTCGAGATTCTTCGCTGCGCAACGTGGCAGGCTTCGTGCATGAGGTTCCCGCGCTGCGAACGACGGCAAACAAGCCCGCGATCGACGCCGTCGGTGCTGTCGTGCAAACCCGCATAACGTACCGTCTTACGGGCGCTCGCCTGTGCTGCGACTGGGAGGATGGCGTGGCGGGTGTTGATCCGAAGTTGCTGACGCGCTACAACGGAAACGCGCTCTCGAATGCACAGCTGCTTGTCACAAAGTACAAGGCGGATGGTGCGCTGCGTGCTGCGGGTCTCGACGCGCGCCGTGCGACCGCGGACGCCGCCTTCCTGCAGTGGGTGGAGGCGTGGCTTAGTGGCGTTGACGCGCCGGCGCCGTTCCAGGCAAACTACTACATGAACGCGGACGTCATGTTCCATGTGCAGAAGGGCGTGATTGCACTCAAGTTGGATGCGACGCTCGGTGTCGGTGTAGAGAACGTGGTGATCGACAACGTGCGCAACGTGGGCGGCATCGGCGGCGACCTGGAGGGCGACTACACGCACCCCAGTGCCGTCAACGCCGCCGGCGCCAACGTTGTGCTTGAGGGCTACCAGGGCGCCGACGCGCGCGGCGCCACCTTCACCTCCAGTCTCGACGTGCACGTGCGCAACTTGAAGATTGACAACATCGTCAGCGCGAGCGGCGACGCCATCGGCGTCGACGTCATGAAGCGCAGCCGTGGCATCTACCTGCATCACGTCGACGTCGGCGCGCTGTCCGCCGCCGCCGAGCGCAAGGTTGAGGACTACGACGCGCTCTGGGCGCCGCGCACCAACAACCCGACCACCATTCCGCGCGCCATCGCCATTCACGTTGACGACACCGTGCGCGACGTGCGCTTGACAGAATCCTTCCTCAGCGGTGCCATCCTCGCGCTCGGAGCGCGCGAAACCGTCAGCATTGACGGCAGAAACGTCGCCAACGCGCCGCTCGCGACCGTTCACATCGTGTGATCTCGTCCGTCATATGCTTGAGTGCAAGTAAGAGCTTGTGTGATCGATGTTCTAGACCTTGTGTCATGCGGGATTATGTTGAGCGCAAAGAATCGCCCAGAATCACGCCCCCGCCATGGCGCGCACCAAGCACACGCATCGCAGCCCGAGCGGAGCGCGCGAGTCGAGTGGGTCGCGCGACAAGAGCGGAGCGCCGGGAGGCGTGCGCAAGCGGCACGTGCACGA